ATCTACTTGAGTTTGAACACAAGATCTACAAGATGTGGTGCACAAAAGGCCCTGGGGAGGGTCTCAAGTCTCTAGCATGGTTGCTCAACCAACAGCGTGTCAACCACGGCAAATACCGTGGTCAAGAAGGTACAATAAATTACAAAGTACAAGGGTGTCGCATGTCAGGAGACATGAACACTAGTCTTGGTAACGTTACCATCATGTGTGGCCTAATGTATAGTTACTTTGAACACAAAGGACTTTTGGGCCGAATTTCGCTACTAAATGACGGTGATGATTGCGTAATCATCATGGATAGGAAATCTCTTGAAGGTTTCCAGCTTGGACTAGAAGATTGGTTTCTTAAAGTCGGTATCACCATGTGTTATGACGGAATATACAGCACCTTAGAGGATGTTGAATTCTGTCAAGCACATCCTGTTTATGACAGCGAGGTAGGATATCGATTAGTCCCCAGGCCCACAAAACGGTTATATTCCGACCTTGTTTCTACGAAGAAACTTGGATCGAAGAAAGTTTACCGCAAGTGGTTGGGGTCTGTTGCAGGTTGTGGTTTGGCCACTTCCTCCGGCTTACCAATTTTTCAGTCATTTTATTCCTGGATCGCGACCGGAGCTACTCCCTGGATACCAAAACAGGGATCCATATACTACAAGTTTCGGCAGGAAATAGTGGATGGGATGGAGCACAGACGACGTGCTCCAAACATGGACGAACGCATTTCATTTTACTTCGCGTTCGACATAACACCGACCGAACAGATTTTAATTGAGAAGTACTATGAATCTCAATTAGATCCCGTCCATTCGATCCCGGAATTTGACCTAGCCAAGCACCTAGATCCAATCCAGTACCTCTGTCCACCAGAGCAAAAGAACAGAACCAAGTAAACGGTATTTACGACATACCTACTTGGTCGTTGATGTGTTGTCAACGTGTTGCCCCGCAAACCCAAGCCAGCGGATATAGAAATGTTACTTGGGCGCAGTTCAGCGTAACAGACACAAACAAACCAGCCTTACGAGGAAGACGTGCTACAAGTATAGCGCGCTATTTGGGGGTCAAAACCCCCGGCTCCAACTGATTTACGGAGCTCAAATGGCCAATTTCAACCCTTAGGTCTACGAGCGACGCTTTGGAGTATCAACCGGAGTGCTATTTAGCACATGTTGTCGGCTCTCGTGCCGGTCCAGAGAAGATCTGGAGGTAGGTGAGAACCGTCGGGTGATGCGGGTGGTGTGCTCTGAAGCGAGCCCCACCCTAAGAATTTGCTTTACTAACAACAATACAAGGCGCAGCGGCCGCGCACAAAGAAATGGCCGCAACAACAACAACCGCACCTCCTTTAACAGGAGGCGTGCCCCAGTTTCTTCTGGCATGTCAGGTGGGCGAACTGAAGCCCGCATTACTAGCCTTGCCAGAGGAAGCATCCGAGTCCAACACCGAGAATTCATTAGAAACGTTGGTACAACCGAAACTTTCAGTAACTTAGGAACGTTTCCGTTGCAACCAGGAGATTCATCCACCTTTCCATGGTTATCACAAATAGCCCAGAACTACGAGAGATGGCATCCAACCCGAATCGATTTCAAATATGAACCGTTCACATCCACCTTTACTGAGGGCACTTGTGCTATGATGATCGATTATGACCCCAAAGATGAGGGTCCGATCAACAAGGCAGAATTGCTAAACTCCTCTGGTGCGATGCGAACGCCTGTTTGGTCGAACCTAACTATTCGATCAAACGACTCAGAATTGGCCGCAGACACCCACTTATTCGTGAGAGTACCGACTCGCGCTGTTTATCCGGGCAACCTGCGCTTAACCGATTCAGGTACTTGTTTCGTCGCCACCACTGAGGTGACTGGTGACGAACGGGACGTCGGAGAAATCTGGGTAGACTATGACATTACTTTCCATGTCCCGTCGTTGAACCGAGCAGAACCTCTATCCACAGAGGTTTCTGGCACCGGTACCCAAGACCGCGTCTTGGGAGAAATTTCAGCAGATGACGCAGAACCTGGTTCCTCTACTAGTTTTAGGAACCTAGTAAGTTCAGAAGGGTCATCAATACTGGAATTCGAACAAGATTTTACTGGATCAATACAGATCCAGTGCGGTTTTGACGGCGCGAACATTCCCCCAGCACTTACAGTTGATACTGACGATATTGGAACAGCAACCCCAGCGTTGATTGGTTTCGTGGATAATATCGGTGTTAATTCACTGTCTCAAATGGTGTTGGGAGTTGTAGCTAAAGCAGGAGATGCGTTGCGCATCATATCAGACTCGCCAGAAGGATCGTGGCTGAATGGGCCTGTTTTGATGCGACTGATGCCATATGCTAAGAGTCTAATTGGGCTCTTGCTGGCAGCAGTAACCATCGAAGAGAAGGTGATCGTGGCGTTGAAGGGAAATACTCTTGTAGGCAAGAAAGTACCGCTCGCCAGGATGCGTCTCCTAGCTAAACGGATTGCATCCACTTATAATGGCCGGACCTTCGGGTCTTTGCCACCTGATTGGAATGAATTTGGTTATTTTAGTGATACCGGATTTGAAAGCAGTCTGAGGAACCTTGCAGCACGACTACGAAACAAGGACCAGCTAAGTCAAAGCAATAACAAACTACTTCTAGGGGGAGATTAAGTGCTAGGAAGCATTCCCCCAAATTCCACGCCGCGTCGATTATTGGCA